AATTTGGGGACATTTTTGTCCTTGGGGGGGGGGGATCAAATATTGCCCACATTAATAACACATATTGAACATAACTCAATTTATGATCACCCTTCTGTGATTTATTCTAATTTATTTGATAAAGACAACGATTATTATATTGCACAATCTGATAATTATCCTTATTCTTTTAACATTGGAGAAAATACAGAATATAATGAATCAGAACAAGGATGTCCTAACAAATGTTTTTTCTGTGGATATACCTGGCATAGAAAACACACATCATCTAATTTTAAATATTCAGATGGATTAATAGATTTATCAGATAGATATTTCACATTAATGGACATTATCAAATACAATCCGGATATTAATAAAATAAGAACAACTGCAATGGATGGTTTTTCAGAGCGTTTAAGATATATGGTTAACAAAAAAATATCCGATGAAAATTTATATTTATTCTTTAAAAATGTTGGAAATAGTGAGAAACCACATCAAATTAAACTATATAATATTGCAAATTATCCTACCGAAACACAAGATGATTTAAATCAATTTAAGCGGATATTGGCTGATGCAGATTGTGAATGCCCAAAAAGAGATAAACAGTTTGGATTAATATTACATACTACCCCATTTAGAGCAATGCCTGCAACGCCTGCGGCATGTTGGTCTATGAAATATGAAAATTTGCGCGGCAATATAGCTAAGAAATTGGGGGCCACAAAAAATAGTGTGTTCTTCAGAGGCAAATCATTTTTCGCAGTTGAATCTATGGGGACTGATCACCTTGCATCAGTTATATTATCTAATATTGTATGGCGAGGTACAGAATTGGATTCTGAAAATATTAAGAAGATATGCGGATCTAATAAATTTTGGACATCTTCAGCAATAATAAAACAAAAAACGTTGGAAAAATATTTTAATATAGACGAATTGTTTAAAGACTATTCTAACGATGAATTACCAACCAAATATCTAAAAACCTATACCAAAATAAAATTTAAAAAAATATAATTTAAATATTAGTTTTCAGATTCGTTTTCAATTTTTAAATATTTTATTGCCTCTTTTAAATCTTCAGTGTCAGGAATCCAGTTTAAAAGATCATCTGTGTCTCTGCAAAGGTCAAAATCTTCCCAAACGTCTTCTGTGATCATATCTGTTGTGATAATTACTGCGGGTATTTCTTCAAGGCCTGCGTTTATTGCAGCCTGTGTACGATGTGATCCAGTAAGAGCCTTATAATAATTATCTTCAAAATCAATTACTACAATAGGATCTCCCAACCATCCGTTTTCCGACATGCTCTGAGTTAAGCTTTCTAAAAGTTCAAGGTTTTCGGCATCGTTCCAAAGTTCTATATTTTCAGGATTTATCATTTCTGTCATTTTATTCACTTCCTTTGTGACCTTGTCACAATAATATATTATACTCAATTGTATTTATACTTTACTGACAAAGAGCACTTTGTACCGTTGGCACTTCGTCTGGCATATCAAATGCTAATATCCGGAAATATTTCTTATTTTTTGGATCGCGGCCTACCTGAATCTTTTTTGGGTCTTTCCAATGGATATTTTCCTTTAGGCATTCGTCAACGGTCTGTGATTTACCACCGACCATTGCGATATATTCCTGTGCTTTGCGTTTGGCGTATCCGCTGTGATCTGGTGCAATCCATTGCAGGAACGGCTGTATCCGTTCGCATACATAATATGTGCATTTGAGCGTGTCCGGCTTGCCGTTCTTGCCGTCGTGCCTGGTGTATTCCACCTCATCGACCTCATACCATTCTGGCACGTCCTGAGATGCAAGGACGCTGCCATCGTATGCCACATCGTCATGCTTGATTTCCGGCTTTGGCCATTCGTGACCACATCTTGGGCACGTTCGTGTCGATACCGCGACAATCTCGGCACATTCCGGGCATTCTTTACCTTGTTTTTTGTCCTTCTTTTTTCCGCCGCCCATGTTTTTTGGCGTGACTGCATCAATCGGGCCGTGCTCAATGACATTACCGCCGAAATCCAGCAGCAAGCAGTTTTCTTTGTGCGGCGCGATCCTCGTTCCACGTCCGACACACTGCACATATTTACAGGTGCTCTTTGTTGCCATCATGAGCGCCACCAAGTCGATCCTGGGATCGTTAAATCCTGTAGTCAGGACATCAATATTAATGAGCGCCTTAAATTCGCCCGCCTTGAATCTGCCGATCACGTCGTCTCTATCGCTTGTATCTGAGTCCACAATGGCGCACGATACGCCGCATGCCTGCAGTTCGTCATACACTAATCTTGCATGGCGCTTGCCGGTGCAGAAGATCAACCATGCTTTACGATCCTGTCCGTATGCGATAGTTTCTCGGACTGATGACCTGACAAGGTCAAGTTCTGCTGCTGCTTCTTCCAGCTGTCCTTTGTTGTATTCGCCTGCTACCATTTTCACCTGAGATAGATCAATGCCTTTGACCGCGCCCTTACTAATGACAGGGCATAAATATCCTTGTTGTATGAGGTCTGCAATGTCTATGTCATAGATCAGTTCGTCAAACAGGTATTTGTCGCCATCACCGTAGATAAGGCCGTTATCAAGCCTGTATGGTGTCGCTGACAGGCCGAGCACCACAAGGTTAGGGTTTGCAATCTTTAGGTCTGAGATAAAGCGTGCATACTGCGTTCCTTCTTTAGGATTGACTAAGTGCGCTTCGTCAATAATGAGCAGATCTATTTTGCCAAATTCAAAGCCACGCTTTGCTACGGTCTGGATTCCTGCAAATATAACAGGCCGGTCGTTGTCTCTGCTGTTCAGTCCGGCGCTGTAGATGCCTGTGCGGGCGCCCTGATAATATGCGCTGAATTCTGCCTCGTTCTGCTCAATGAGTTCTTTTCGATGCGTCGCTACAACGATCCTTGTGTGCGGCCATCGCGTTTGCATGGTGCGGCAGATGTCCGACAAGATAAGGCTCTTGCCGCTACCGGTCGGGGCGGCAATTACACCGGATCGGCAATTGTGATTTAGGACGCGGTCAAAGAATGCGCTGACTGCGTCTTGTTGGTATTCGCGGAGTTCTAAAACCATATCAATACCACCAACATAAATTTTTGATCTGCTCTTCGGTAAGTTGAATGTGCAATCCGTGATGCCTATTGCCATATTTTTCAAGATGGAGTGTGTATATGTTCTCATTTTGTTTTTTTGTTATCGTTGCTTTGATTGGGATGTTAAGAAAATTGTTTATGGTTTCTGGTTTTTGTGGCACAGTTCTTCCTCCAGTGTTCCAGGGATCCTGTATGAATATCCGTCATTGGCTACACGATCATATAGTTCAAAGTAGTATTCCTGCTCTTGTGCGGAATAATATTCATCAAAGTAATTATATTCATGAAGTTCTTTAATTTCTTCAATCATCATATTCCTCGCAATCATGGGTGATATTCAAACAATCCATCAGACGATCATGACATGGGGTTCTGCCAGCAGTGGGGCACCCGTGCCTTTTCCGGCATCGGTCTTTCCGCATCATAATAACCGGATCAAAGTGTTTGCAGTGCTCAATTTCGGTTTTCATTTACGCCACCTTATATCTCGCTCTGTCCTTCAGTTCCTGACGTTTTCCGGCATTCCATCCGGAGACATCTGCCATATACCCCGTAACTCTTGACACCTGTGATACGTCATGGCTTCCACAGTCAGGGCATATTGCCTGGCCGCAGAGCGGGCAGTACTCGATCTTCTCAATTATGGTGTGATGGCAGTTGCAATGGTCAAGTGGGCACATTGTCTCAAGGTTTGTCTCACCGCAGCACGGGCATGGATTTTCTGTAACCACATGGTGGCAGGTGTGGCACTTGAAGCGCCCGGCGTTCTTTATCTTCAGTTCTTCGATTTCTTTTTCAGTCCAGTTCATTTTTCCATCTCCTTTAGATATGTTTATGTTTTGATCTATCATATAGGTATATGGTAGATAGCTACGCGGCGTTAGTTCGCGATACCAAGAGATTATTTAATCTCTTTTTCTTTTTTATATTCCAAAAATTCATATAGCCTATATGCACCATTGCGGGCCGTGCCGTATGTTTTTGTACGGTTGCTCTTGTATTTATATAACTGATCAATTACAACGCGCACATCATCTGGCAGATTTTCAAATTCCGGGTAGTTTTTGTATATTCTGCGCGCAATTGATTTTATTGAGTTTACCGTGCCGTTTGAATAATTCTTGGATTTTAGCCATTCTATAAGCTCATCTATTATTTCAGGATTGTCAGATGTTTTTTTGTAAAAGTTCTTTTTTACCCATTTTATGAAATTTGTAATCATTGTTTTATTTCTGGTTGTTGTGGATTTTGTAAGCGTTTTGTCCGAATATAGATCGTTAAAGATCTGATCTCTGTCAAGCGGTACATTTTCAACAGAACCATAGTGGTCTAATATTCTGCGCGCGTGTAGTATTTTTGCTCTAACTGTTCTTTCACTTGTTCCGCCACAGATTACATACATTTGTATTATTTTTTCATTATTCATTGTTGATCATCTCTCTTAATTTTGTGCTGCTCATATGTCCTGGGCCGTTTGTGATCTGTTTTCCGTCTGGCATTAGATATGTGATCGTTCCTGTCTGCGCGTCTGCCGATACAAACTCAAGCGGATTAAGCGCAGGAATAAAGATGTGCCTATTGCATCCTTCATGCGGATCAACGTCCATGCAGACTTTGTTACATTCTCCTGCGCTGGTGCTTCCAGGACTCCAGTGTGCGCATGTTCTGCAATTCACTTCAGCACATGCGTTTTTGTTCAGGCAGAGGTCTTTGTAGTCGCAGAACAAACACGCACTATGCTTTGGGCCTGCGCCAGATACTCTGGCAGGCGGTTCGTTTGCCTGGATGATCTTGTACGCCTTCCGGGTGAGAGTCTCAGCATGGTCTGCAAGATAGTACACGCGCTCGCCGTATATCTCATCTGTCTCTTTACAGACCATAAAATAATAAGCGCGCTTGATCGGCTTGTCGGTCTGGTGCGACCAGTGCATGTACATCTGCATCTGGGCGTAATGTTCCGGCTTTGCCTCTTTTACGCCGAGACCCAGAACGCGCTTAAACTGTTTGGTGCTGGATGTTTTGAATTCAAGCACGTGAAGCGCTTTAGGTGCTTCGATGAATCCATGCCCGACACCGTCCATACTTCCGGAAAAGTGCGGGCACTTTGCATCCTGCATGTGTATCTGTTTACCGTTCGGTAGTTTGTCTATTACTGTGACGCCCACATCGCGCAAGTTCTGCACGATGCGATCTTCCTCTCTGTTGCCGGTCTCAAACAGCCTTAACATCCTGCCGTCTTTCTGCGTGCCTGGTGCGACGCACCAACGGAACTGATACCAAAGTGCGCGTTCGCATGGCTTACCTATCTGTGATGCGCCCAGATGCGGCCTGCGCCAATCTTGCGCGGTGCTGACATAGTGATCATAGATTTTTGAGACTGTTGTCTCTTCCGGCGGTAGTTCTACCATATCAAATCACCAAAAAAATGAAGATTACCAAGGCGCATTCTGTGCGCCTGGGATCTGTGGCTCTGCGGGCTGTGTGGGTGCTGTCTGCTGTGCGGGCGGCGGCGTGAATTGATTCTGGCCTGCCGGAACTATCGGCGACCATTTTTTGATCTCGTTGCTTGCTGCATATTCACCTTTCGCCGGTCTGATCTCAACGTGGATTATGATCGGCTTGCCGTGCAGTTCTGCGGTATCGTGTAAGTTCATCACGCCGACTGCACGACAAATTGCGCTCAGTGTGCGCTGTGCAATCTGGACTGCTTGCTGGTTGGGATTCCTCAGATTTAGCCTGTCAAAGAGTTTGCGGCCTTTGTATTCGCCATCTACAATGTCGTATGTGAGCTGAAGGTACTGACCAGTTCCGGCCTTAGTAGCCTTCATTTCAGATTCTACGATTACCGCCTTGTAGTCGCCCACTGGAAGCGGGGTGTAGTCTGAGACCGGTTCGACTTCTGCTGCGTTAAATTCAAATATTGCCATTAGTTTTCATCTCCTGTTGTTGTGTTTGTTTTGTGGTTCATGCATCTGTTCAGCGTATCAAAGAATACCTGCCAGTTTAAAGGCAGTTCTTCCGGCATGTTGTATCTGTTCTTTGCAGTGTATGCCGGATTTTTCGCAAGTTTGATGACGCGCTCGCCGGCAGTGCTTGCAAGATTACGCTCGCCGTCTTTGGCTGTGTACGCCTTTACCATACAGTATCCGATGATGTCCGGCACTTCCTCGGCCTTTGCCTTCTCATTCTTGTAGAGGTGCAGGTGATGCGCGTCAAACGATGGAAGGATTGGGTCTTCGATCTTGACTATTGCGCTGTGTGCGATCATGATAACCATCATCTGATTGTGATCTCTCAGGTAGTCTATAGCGCGCCAGAACTTAGACCACGGGCCATCTGTGCGGGCTGCGTAGCCTTTGCCATAGCTTGGCGAGGCAATATCTGACCAGCCGTTCTCTTTGCAGATGTGGGCCGTTATCATTGCCTCAAGCGTATCCAGTGAGTCAATGACTACTGTCTTATAGTCGTGTTCCTGCGTTGCAAGTGCCTGTAATAGTTCCATGACTTCCGGGTATGTTGCCGGCTCAACTGCCATTTTGGGGTCGCACATTGCGCGGCCTTTTTCCAAATCCAACATAAACACATCCGGCGCACCGCATGCAAATGTTGTTTTTCCGACACCTTCGCCGCCGTGTAATAGTATGCGAGGCGCACCACGGGCTTTTTTTTGTAGTTCTGATAGATTTATTGCCATTTGTTTCACGTTCCGTTCTGTTTTTAGGTGTGGTTTGTGTGTTGTTTAAAGACTTTGTAATTTTTGCCACAAACTCACAGATAGTAGTTGATCGTTATGGTATATATTGCTTTTGTTTGTATATTCTACAACAAAGCATTTATAATAATAAAACAAAGTTATATCTCATGTATTCTCTTGAAGAAATACAGGACCGGCTACAGGATAGGAATCTTGTAACTGTGTCTAATAGTACCGGGCTGTCTCATATGACGGTCTGGAAGGTAAAGGCCGGAAAAAAAGACAATTTTTCATATGCTACCATTAAACGGCTTAGCGATTATCTTGAGGGCAGGCCATGATTATTAAACCGATTGAAACGCATTATAAAAATTATAGGTTCCGTAGTAGGTTAGAGGCGAGATGGGCAGTTTTTTTTGATTATATTGGGCATAATTGGGAATATGAAGTGGAAGGTTACACTTTATCAGATGGTCGTAGATACCTTCCGGACTTTGTAATTACCAGTATTGATGGTGTTAAATTTTATTATGAAATTAAGCCAAGGTTCTTTTATGGCGATGGGAAGCTTGAACAATTAATTAAAGATATGCAAAAGGACAAAGACATTTATGTTTATGGCAGGGTATTGTCTGGAGACCCATATGATTTTATTGTAACAAATAAAAATTATCCGTGCCCCAGATGCCTGCAATTTAGTTTAGAAAATAATGTTTGTCCAATATCTGAAGAATATGTATATTGTGAACCCTGTGATTTTAATACTCCTTCGGGGGGAAATAACTCAGATGAAGAACACTTTGGGATAATCACAAATCCACACAAAGGGGATACTATTTTAATTCGCGAT